CAAAGTTTACATCTTAAACCTAGCCCTCAATTAGGCTATTTCTACATGGTCCCTTATAAAAACAAAAAAAGAAATGTACAGAAGCACAATTCCAAATTGGTTATAAAGGATATCTTCAATTAGCAATCAGATCCAACGAATATGTTGATATTGATGCTATGGAAATTAGAGAAGGAGAATATAAAGGGCGCAATAAGTTAACTGGTAAGCCAGAGTTTGAATTTGTTCAAGATGATGATGTAAGAGAAAATCTGCCAGTAGTTGGTTACATGGCTTATTTTGAAATGAAAAATGGATATATCAAACGTTTATATTGGTCGAAAGAAAAAATGCTTAATCACGCTGATAAGTATTCACAAGCATTTTCTAAAGAAGCAACAACAGGACAATATCCTAAAGTTTCATTTGCTGATTATGAAGCTGGAAAATATGATCCTAAAACTGAATGGCAATATTCAAGCTTTTGGTATAAGAACTTTGATGAAATGGCCAAGAAAACAATGCTTCGTCAATTATTGTCAAAACATGCTTTATTATCAACTGAAGCGATTGAGAAAGCTGTCACTTCTGATAATGCAGTAATAGATGAAAACTTGAATCCTCATTTTGAAGATGAAAACATCATTGATGGAGTTGCAACTGAAAAAGAAACACCTCAAGCAATTGAAGCAAACACAGCTCCAACGATGCAAGATATCATCAAAGAAGAAAAACAAGCTGAAAAAGTTCCAGTTGATGACTTTGACCCAATGTCGATGTAGGAGGTAACAGAATGCAAGAAGAATACGTTATACTCCCTCAGTCATTTACAAAAACAAAAGCCTATAGAGATACTAATTCTCTATGGACTTTCAGTTATCTATTATTCAATTGTGATGATGACGGACGTTTAGAATTTGATATTCGAAACTTAGATTTATCAATCAGTGAGAATAAATTCAAAGCATCATTGAAAAAGTTATATGATGAAGGATTGATTTATGGTGATACACAAGGTAATCACAGAGAAATCTATATCAGTGATTATCGAAAAAAATATGTAGAATAAGAGGTTTTATCAATGGCTGAAAAAGAGGTAAAGAAAGGTTATACAGGATTCTCAAATGAGCTAGTGAATGATCCTATTATTAAAAATTCAAAAGCATGGACACTGTTCTCCTATTGCCTCTTTAAGGCTTATTTTGATGACAAATACGGAGAGGCAGGAACCTTTACAACAACTCAAAAAGAAATCGCATCTCATCTTGGATGGGATTATAAAACATTGATTAAATTTATGAAATTCCTAAAGGATAATAAGTATATTGATTATCAAACTTCTAGTCAAAACACAACAATAAGGGTGCTTGATTATAGGAAGTGGAGAGGGTATTGATATGGAAAAATTCCACAACCGATATGGAAAAATTCCACAACCCCTTTCTATATATAAACAATATAAACAAAATAAAACAAGAAAAAACAAGATAAAACAAGAGTGGTGTGTGCACACTCACAAATAACAATCCTTCGCATACGACTTTGCAGATTGCTATATATAGTAAGCACACAACATTTTGAAAGGAGTTTAGAAATTTTGGAAAAAACTGAAATTAAAAAAATTTTGAAATTTTACAAAAGTATTTAT